CGTAAAGCACCAGTAAGAGGCTTCGGCATTCGACCTGCTTGGGATGCTGGTGATGCATATGAGTACGACCGTACTAATAGCAGAACTCCTTATGCTCGTCTTTACAATGGAGGTAAGCCAATTGTCAACTTAAAGGGTATTGCTGACAGTAGCGGAGATGTCGTGACATCGCCTACTGCTGTGCCTCGCTTTGGTGGTCGTGTCAATGATACGAACAACGGTAGTGCAACAATTCTTGTTGATGTATTCGCACCTACCAACGCTATGCGTGTAGGAGACATGGGTAGCGGTCGTGGTGTTCGATACCCTACTCAATTTAACGAGGACATTCTTGCTGAAATAGACAGCGTGTACGAAGGCTCAGGTGTAGTTTTATCTCGCTTTACTGCTGAGCCGACTTTCGGGCAAGGTTTGATTCGACCTCGTGACGATGTTTTACAAGCAGATGAAGTAAAAAGAGGTATTAGTGCTCGCCTTGAAATTGACGAAGATGGATTGTTAAAACCGGAGGCTGCTGTTAGCGATAGAGTTGAAAGCGTCACGGGTACATCAGTCCACAAAGAGCCAATATCTCGCTCTTCTCCTCGTATCGGTATAGACGCTGACTCAATTGAATCATTTTCTACTGGTGTGAATAAAGACATGGTGGCAATAAACAGCGAAGCCCACAGTCTACACTCGGACACAGGTGTAGGTCAGCGTATCGTATTACAAGGTGGAATGCAGTCAGGTTCACAGACATTAGGTGACTATGACCTTACTGCTATTACATTCGCTGCTCAACCGCAAGGTGGGGTTATGCAATTTAGTCATACAAGTAATATCAAAGCCACAGGTGGAACTTACATCCTTGAGGCTCGCTCTTTCGTCAACCCATTCGATGATACAGGATGGGGTAGAAGTGGCTCAGGTACAACAAGTAATCCATATCAAACCACTACAAGCACTGCTTCGGCTCACAATCTTAAAGATACAACTGTTCGATTTATGGTCAGACCAGTGCGTTTGTTAGACAACAAACACATCGAAGTCTTTAGACCGATTCGTGCAGTAAATAGCGGAACCCCTCAGCACGGTAGCACATACTACACTGCTACTGCTGGTGGTAAGTATGGTCTATTTACATATGAGTCAACTAACGGCGGGGCAGGTTCTTACATGCGTGCTACTATTCCCGATGGTAATGCTCCTTATCAGCCGGTATATCTCATGGAGAGTAGTAGCGATACTGTTCCTGTCTCTAAGGGTCCTAAGTTGCCCGGAGCAGGGGTGACTGGTTTCGATGTTAACACACTCAAAAGTACCGTCACTCGACTACTTGTTAGTGAAAATACACTACAACATTACCGTAGCGATGCTCCTCGTCGTACTGGTAGCGGTAAGGATTATGGAATCAAACCTCGTTTTAGTCAGTCTTTACATAGTAAAGGGCATAAGGGCGATGTGACCTACAATACATCTGACCACAGTGGTGATGCCTGATGCCTTATCTCGCACAGCAACGCACAACTGGTGACAGTAATGTAGTTATGAAGCAAGTGCGTAAGCCTGTATTCATAGACAACGCACTCCATCTTGGTGAGATTGCTATGCAAGGTACAACTCAAGCCAAAGTCACTATCAACAAGCGTAAGACTACAACTTACGCAGTAGCATCTACTCATTCCTACACAATAGACGAAAGAGAGGACAACATAATTTTGACTCATACAGCCACTCCCGGTCACTCATCGACATCTTCTATCTTCTATATGGGAACAGATTTTCAAAACGATGTTGCTTTAAATAATTTGAAGATGCTTTATTCTATAGATACGCAAACTGAAAGGCTATCAATAGGTGCTCATTCCACTGGAAATAAAGGTTCTACATTCTCAATTCGTAATATGAAAGGTAGAACACTCAAAGAGTTAGGATTTGGCTCTACAGCAGGGTATGCAGCCCAACCTATTGATGTTGGATTTAGAACTACTGACATGGCTATGCGTCTCGGTCGAGATGTTGCTGACTCCTTAACATCAGTCAACATAGCACTACCTCTTTCTCCATCTAATTCAGGTAGTGACCGTCGTCGCTACACTACAAGATTTGTTGCTACTGATTTCTACGGTGTTAATCTTGTCACTGCCTTAAGATTCCTTGGTAGACATGACGGTCATATTGTCTACTTTGAGCGATTTGGGAACTTGTTATATGTTCCATTCAACTTTAGTGAGGCAGGTCGATTCGTTAACGCAAACGAAAGAGGAGGACCTGCTGGCACAAACCCAATTGAAAACACAAGCAATGTCATAGTAGTACAAGGTCAGCCACTTTCTGTTAACGATATAGCCTATGCTGAGGTTAAAGATGCTGAGCGTCAAAGCAAAAACGATGTTCAACAAGACCCGCAAGTTATCGAAGATTTTACTGTCCGTAATAATGAATCAGCGAGAAGAGTTGCACGAAGTATTTTGAAAGCAAACAATCTTTTGAGCGGGAACAAAACAAGTTCAGGTCACCCAAATGCATGGGACTTACGCCCCGGTAAAATTATTGAGTATGAAGGTCAAAGACGCATTCTCACTGAGGTTAGACATAATCTAACGAATAACAGTGCTGACCTTGTATTCTTAACAGTAGACAGTGGTATAGAGGGAGTGCTTCAAGGTATTATTGAAGGTGCTCAAAACACTGGAAGTAGACCTGAAATTGTTGAGCAAATCAGTGAAGAAAATTTGTCTCTATTCGGTGAAATTAAAATCGTCACTGTGCCAATCATTACCATTCAAGGACACGGTACATCAGGCTTTATAATAGGAAGAGCAATGAATAGGGGTGTTATCGGTGGTAGTAGTGAAGAAGAAACAGTGGGTGGAAGTAAAACTACACCAATAGTACAACGAGGTGATACATGATGCCAGTAAGCGACCACATAAAAAGAACATTGCTTGATACAATAGTGAGTAATATCAATGAAATGGTTATTGGATTCGATGGTACACCTTCAACAAGTTCAGACGGTTCTGCTGGTCGACCGGCAATAACAATAAATCCAACAGTCCGTATTGTCGATGACAGTACAATTCTTGTTGAAGGATTTATACCAGCGACAGAATCTTTTAGCGACACTCTAAAAGAAGTTTATGTGCAATTTCGTGGTGCTGATTCGTTTATCCCAGTAGCACGACATACAATATTACCAGTCTTAAAAACAAGTCAAAACGAGTTGAGAATACAGATATTAATTGAGGTGAAATAATGAGTACAAACAATCCTATTTCGGGGCATACAGATGGAACTAATGATGGACTAAAAGACGGCGACCATATACTATCACCATCACTTACAAATCTTTACGAAGGGGTACATGGTAATGGTATATTACTTCCTCATGACACTGCCTATGGTGATTCTGACCGTAATGACCCTCCTGATTTACCCGGCTCAATTAGTGCTGGTGCTGCTGCTAATCAGTTCGTCGTCAAGGCGTGTGATGTCATTCTCGATGGTGTACTTTACGCTATAGGTGGTGGTAGCGACATTACCGTCACTCTAAACTTGACTGGCACTGCTGAGATGTTAGGTAGTTTTACAGCACTAAGTAGTGGTCAAGAGTGTCTATTTGTCGTCATCGCTACACCTGATGGCTTGAAAGTATCTCAGACTACAAACATTACCACTGCCGTGGGTGCTTATCCATCTATCACAGGTAGTGCTACTGCTTATCTAAAGACAGGTAGTGGTGCTGGTGACAATCGTCAATCGGTAGTGCTCGGTACTGTTCGTGCTACAAATGCTGGTGGTAGCACAGTAGGTACTTTGAACATTGAATCGCTTAGTGAATTTAACGACAAAAGAGTGTTTGTCCGACCTACACCTCTTTACTTATCGCCTGTTCGTGATGGCACTATTTCATCGACTACTGGAATAAATGGTCATACGGCGTTGTCTCAAGTTCACACAGGACAGACTGGTACCTTTGGTGACAACGGTATTATTTGGCAATCATTCAACAGTGATGGTGAATCCATGTTGTACTACAGTGCTAAAGCAGGTGCAAACCGTCATACACACTTACTTGGACCTACTAACATTGATGTATCGAGTCCGGGGTCAAATCAAACTTTTACTTTTGATGGTGACCGTGTATTTGTTTTAACGCCATCAACAACTATCAATCTAAACCCAAGCGGTACTTTCCCGCCCGGACATAGTGTATTTGTTTCAGTACCGAGTGGTAGTACAGTGACATTTGACAGCACTGGTTTGAATCAGGCTATCACTGCTGGTGATGCTATTATGTTCGCATACGATGGTACTAATTGGAAGCGGGTACTATTCAGTAGTACAGTTGCTACTACTTCAAGTGGAACCAGTGGGCTTGTGCAATTATCTGACGGTGCCGGTGGATTTACCAGTGACTCGACGCTATCATACGACACAGCAGCCAACGAACTTACCGTCGACGGTAAGTTGACAGTGACTGGTCTAATTGACCCTACTGGGCTTGAGTTGACCCCACAAACGAGCAATCCGGCTGCTGCTGATGCAGGTGTTGTTGATGCCAACACACTATGGCTTGACGATAATGACAGTGACCGGCTCAAGCATGGTGCATTGAGTGTCATGCGTGAGAATGATGACATCAGTGAACTCAACAACGATGCAGGCTTCGTAGACGCTGCCGGGGCTGCTGCTGCTGCTCCTTCTACAGACCTTGCTTACGATGCGGGTACAAGAACAGTTAGTAGTAGCACAGGTACTAATGCCGTTATCACGGAAGTAGTTGCTGGTGGTGATTCAGGTTTAATGACAGGTGCTGATAAAACTAAGTTAGATGGTGTAGCACCCAGTGCTACTGCTTACGCTGATGCAGATGCCGTTGCCGCAGTTGAAACAGAAGCAGGGTTAGATTTTTCAACATCATCTAATGATGCTATTGTTGAAAATACAGCACAAGATAAAGATATTATTTTCAAAATTAACGATGGTGGAACTCCAACCGAAGTATTGCGTATTGATGGTTCAACAGGAAATGTAGGTATTCGACTAAATCAAAATGTTACTGCTGATGAGAGATTAGATGTTGAAGATGGTAATATTTCTTTAACCACTACTGATAGAACAACTGAAAGAGTCCTTAAATTAAGAAATAGCGGTAGCACTACTTCATTAAGTGAAATTGCTATGGCGGGTGCAAATTCTAATAATTTTGAGGGATATATTGCTTTCAAAACAAAAGGTCCAAGCGATTTGTATAATGACCCATTAAATGAAGTAATGAGAATTGATGGGAATAAAAAAGTCGGTATTGGTGAAACTGCTCCTTCTGCTGATTTGCATATTAAATCAAGTGCAAATTTTGACCCTACAAGTGCAATCAATACCGCTACACTTATTCTTGAACAAGCAGGTGGAACTCAAGCCGATGATAATGAATCTGTTGGTATGACTTTTACTAAAATCAATTCGGGAAGACCATTCGGTTCTATCGCAGGTGTTCAAACAGGTTCGGATGCAGATGTTGGAGGATTAGCATTTTTTACTCATGATGCTACCATTTCAACAGATATTATTAGCGAAAAGATGAGAATTGACGGAAATGGAAATGTGGGTATTGGAACTACTTCTCCTTCTGCGGAATTACATATTGAAGGGGCTTCTAATCCTACAATAAGAGTGCAAGAAACAGGGCAAACAGGACATGCAGAATTAACTGCGGTTGTTGATTCTCAAGCAAGATTAAAAGCGATTAATAATACTGCATCTGAACCTGTAACATTCGATATAAGTCCTGTTTCCACCGCAACAGGAACCGAACAACTACTTAGAATCTTTAGAGATTCAGATACATCAGTTGATGGTAATTTTAGGATTCTTAGAGTCGGAACTACTGATTCTGTTCTTCATGTTTATTCTGATAAAGACGGCACAGACCACAAAATGACAATGGATGGTAATGTGGGTATTGGAACTACTTCTCCCGCTCAAGCCTTAGATGTGACAGGAACTATCCGTCAATCAGCCGTGACAAGTGCAGTATTGGTTGCTGACAGTAATGGAGATTTAACAGCAGCCTCGACTCTTGCTGATGTTGCTTATGTATTATCGGGTCAAGCAGGAGCAGATGTTTACAATCCTGCTAATCCTGCCAATTGGGTAGGTGCTCCACCTCTCACAATAGAACAAGCCATTCAAAGAATAGCAGCAGTTGTAGCAGGTCAACACGGTGCTATACCATGATGATGCTCAGGATTTGAAAGCACTATCAATCCATAGATGGCTGCATTCTTTACAACACCAAAGGCTTACACGCTCTTTGTCACCGTCAAGAAAGCGAGCCTGCAAGCGACGAGGAATATGCTCGTGCTCACAACGGCGACACTTAACTTTCATTTTGTCCAGTAGCCGACCCATTATCTTCATCCCAACAATCTATGCACCAATCACCATCTACAAGATGCGACCGCATGAAAGAGCGTTTACAAATTATACATTCAGCCATTATTCACCACGCCTACCTATGATGTCATCAATTCTTAGGATAGCAGTAGTGACTTCTGTTGCACTGGTAATAGCACTGCGAATAAGTGACATTGGTTCAAACACTTGGGATTCACCCATGTCCATGATACCGCCTGACTCAACATCAGGACCAAAAGGTAGACCTGCGTGTCGCATAGCGAGAACTGTATCTAAAGCATCGTGACCTGCATTTTCAGCAATTGTACCGGGTATAGACTCAAGAGCATCAGCATAAGATTCTATAGCCATCTGAGCACGACCTCCTACTTCGGCTGCTCTACTTCTTAGCGATGAAGCAAGAGCAAGGTAGGTAGAACCACCACCATAACATATGTCATCACCATTAGCAACTAATGATACTACTCCGAGAGCATCATCAAACCCACGCTGAACTTCATCGAGAGTGGATTGAGTAGCACCAAATAAAACAAGAGTAGCCTCACTTGACGCAAGACTGCTGCTCACAAAGAGATAGTCAACATCATTGTACTTTCGTCGCTCAATAACTGCCTTACTAACATCCATATCTTCTTCGGGGATGTGGTATGGCTTTACACCAAACTCATTGCTTAATCTTTTCATTGTGCTCGAAGGTACACGACGGCAAACAAAGATACCACGCTTATGCAGATATTGCACAATAGTATCATGCACTCCATCACGCACAAACACTGCTTTAGCACCACTTGCTACAATGTGCTTTGCTGATTCAAGCATTTCTTCACGGCTTGCTTTCTTCAAACTGCTGTATGAAGATGCATCAACTTGAACTTGAACATTACCGTCTTGCTTTTCTTCCTCTAAACCACTGTTGATGAAAAGAACCTCAACCTCAGATTTACCGTCAAAGACCCCATCAGTAGAAACGAAATCTTTGTTGACTACTACTCCTTCAAACAGATAAGAGTCATTCAATGAGCCACCGGGAGCAGCGAGCACACGGACATCTGCTGCGTCACCAACGGCACGAATTGTATCTACACATAGTTGAGCCACTCTATCTTCTGATGCTTCTAATGATTTACCAGTAATAGCAGTGCGAGCAATAGCCTGTAATGAGCGGTCACCTTCAACTATGAGATTAGGAAGTTCCTCAAGCACCATTGCTTGAGCCTTAGTATATCCTTTGTTGACTACATTAGGGTGCAGACCTTTGTCAAATAATCCTTCGGCGTTGCTTAGAAGTTGTCCAGCAAGCACTACACTACTGGTAGTACCATCATAGCAGTTTGTCTCTTGGACTTTTGACACCTCTACTATCATCTTCGCAGCAGGGTGAGCACTATCTAATTCACGAAGAATAGTAGCACCGTCGTTTGTGACGATGACATTACCGCCACCGTCGACCATCATCTTATCCATACCCATAGGACCAAGTGTAGTTCTCACTGTTCCTACGATACGCTTTACCGCCTCTATGTTCAATCGTTGTGCATTATGATTTTTGTTTTCAGTCATTCCAATCTACCTCTATTTCTACAATTGACCCATCATCGAGAGAGCGACTTTTTATCACTCCGTTTTCTTTACCGTATTGGTACAAATCATAAGTCAATTGAGCGTCTTTTAAGCAGTATTCCGCTACCTCAAGATAACGACCTGCTCTCCATGATTCAGGAGCATCGGCACTTGTCATACTTTTACCGATGTTCAAAGTGTTGCGAGCGAGCATTTCAAGACTCGTCGCTATGTTAGTCCCACCAGCCTTAGCGATGAGGAGTTTAGTGTCAATAACACTCTCCGCCTTAGTCATCAAATCGCCAGCAGTCCAGCAGTCCAGTGCAGCGTTTAGCACTGGTAAATCGAATTTCTTAATGTTATGTCCGAGTATAACACCACCGTTGTCTATGTGTTTTTGTAGGTGGTCACCCAGTGTACGAGGGTGTAGTTCATGCACATCAGCGATAGCCATGTCAATGTTTTCTTTACTAAAGACATCGCCTTTTTCACCATCCCATGTTGCTACAACTGTAGGTTCAAACAGGCTGTGTTTATCCCAACCTCCGATTTCATACGAATAATTCCCAGTTTCAATATCTAATGCCATTACTTTACTCATCTTACTGCCTCCCAACATCTTGGGCAATATGAGTCTCCCCATACACCCTTGAAGTATTCTTCGCACCCTATACAAATCAGGCTTCCGCCTCCTTCAAACGAATGTAAACTACTGCACCATCTTTCGCTGCGTTAAACATATGTGCAGCCCAGTCATTGAACTTCTTGAATGCTGTGGCTTTAGTGACATGTTGTTGCAGACAATATTGTTTGATAATTGCTGATTTCTTACGCCAGCCATCACCACGCTTGTCCAGTTCAACTGATGAAACGCTATTGAAAGCAGCCATCCAGTCCTTCTTGTGTTGCTCTTTCTCGACCTTCTTAGCACCAACTTCAACTTCACCTTCAAGCCATTGGATGAGATTCTTGAAGAGGTCGTAAAGAATGTCCTTAGCCATATCAAGATGCTCACCTGTGATTACCCACGAGTCATCCATCATCGCAATGTGAGTAGCAAGAATGACAGAATAATTTTCCATAGCGGGTATGAATGATGCAACGACATCAGCGATTGCGAAATTTAAATCATTAAGCAGACTGTAAAAATCATCAACCACATCGTAAGTAGCAACATGGAAGGACTCATCGACAGTGAACATATCATACATGCAAGACTGAACGAGTTCCTCTTGTTGCTCACGAGTCATGCTATCCCATTCAGTGAATGTTGTCTCAGTGAGAGCACGAACACGCTCAGCCAGTCGCTTCTCAAGAGTAGTAAAATAGTCGACAATATCATCATAAGAAACTGTGGACTCTTCTCCTTTTCTAAAGGCTCTTTGCATACGAATTTGAGACACTTGTTTTCTACGGTCCATGTCCCAGTGTGACCAATAAAGTAGGACTCTTTGGAAAATACCTTTAGTCAAAACATACTCTTTAACTCCTTTAGGCGGGTAGGTTGTAATCCAAAGCGATACTAATGATTCTGTTTCAATACGCCTACCGCTCAAGTGCTTGACAAGAATGTTTGAGTTGCTACCTATCGGATTACAGGCTGATTGAAGATACAATACTGTCTCTTGTGAATGTTTACCGGGATTGAGAATAATACTCCCTTCATCAAAATTGAGTGCTTTCTGACCAGCGAGCATACCATCAGTCTGTACTGTTATCTGCTCTTTCTTCCCTTCATCATTCACTATTGTTTCAGTAGTGACACCTCCGATAAGACCTGCATCAGACCCACTCGTGTAAGCGTCGCTATCAAGACCGCAATCTTTCAATACATCACCCACAAACTCCCATGCAATCGACTTACCAGTTCTCGATGGCTGAATAATGAAACAATGAACACGGGGGTCAAGATGGGTATTACCCCAAGGTATTCTCACATAAGGTGCTGCTACCTGACCTTGAATAAAGAAGAACGATAACATCGCAGGGATGTCATTGTCAATACTCACTTGTCCAAACTGCTCTACATAACCTTTGAAGAAATCGAATTTCTTCACCGCTTGATAATCCGTCGCTACTCGCATAATTCTACCTCATCAACTACCTGTATATAAACTAAACTAAATGCTTTACAACCTTTACAACCTATACAGTTATGATGCTGCTTTAAAAACTACCTGCGAACAGTGCGTTGTATGTGAACGGGACTTTCACTGGTCAAAACTTCGATAATCATCCGGCGTTTCTGCTCACCTAATCCCTTAACTTGCTTGAGAGCCTCAGGAAACATCATCTCTTCGATATTACCGCATTTATCCAGTAATCGTTCTACAAGGTCAGGTCCGATACCGGGTATAGAGAGTAAGACATCCTTTCTAACATCATTTGTAGAAACTCGACGCACTGCTTTCGCTCCATGACTACTCGCTGGTTTGTGTAATTTGTCGTGCAACTTAGTCACGAAAAGAGCAGCCTCGCTGATGTTAGGGGTGTAGAATACCTGACAATCGAAATCAGCCATAATCCGAGCAATCGTACCAGTCAATTCATTCTGTACTCTACTGTGTGATAATTTCTTACCATTTCTTTGGGCTAACGCTACATGCTTTGCTACGCTCCCGTGTATGAGTAAAAAGAATCGCTCGTAGTTGGCATCCATGTTCTCTAACTGTCGCCACAGATGACCACTATGGCTGGACTGAAACAAATCACTTATGCTCTTAGCCTCAACACAGGCTGAACCAAGAAGGTAATCACCTACAACTAATGATTGTCTTGCTACTGCTAAGCCTGCTTTCTGTGCTTTACGAATGATAGAGTCACATAATGAACCTCTTTCATTGCTGTCGATAATGAGGTCAGGCTTCGGCATTGTCAGACATCACCACCGTAGTGAGTTGGGTTTTGAAAGACTCTTCTGTACTCAATATGCTTGTGTGCTATCTTTCTTTTCTCTATGAATCCCTCTTCAAGTAGATATTTCAAGAATGCTTTTATTTCAGACGACGATTTCTTTATTGACATATGCTTCATTAGTCGCCTTGGTGTCTTCCAAACTTCATCGAGGTGTAGTAGCAATTCAATAAATTCAGAATCTAACCAAGTCACTTCCCAGTTGTCTGTTCTAATATGTTCCTCAGTTGTTATTTTTATTCCTCTTAGAAATCCTTTAGTTGTTTTATATTCGTATTTTTTCATGCTTCTATCTCCTGTATTGTACCGTCGTAGTATCTACATCGACCTACGCAAAACCCATCTCGCTCTATGGTAGAACATCGTGGAGCATCCAGTCCACATTTACCGTCACCACCGTAAATAATGCTTTCAACTTGTATTCTCGTCATCTCTTCTTTGAAATCAACCCAACCTTGTTTGGCAATGATGTCGCATAATCTTTCTACATGCTCCGCTCTATCTTCATTACTAATTGCCTCAGGTCTAAAGAACCATCTGAAACGAGCAGCGAGATACGATGCGAGATGTAAACGATGACGATGAGTAGGGTTTCCTACTCCAAGTGCTGACGATAAACACGGCAAAACGACAATGTCATCAAGAGTGACATCGGGAAGATGGTCAACCTTTTCTACATCTCGCTTGAAGAAGTTCTTACGCTCAGGTAATTTAATATCAGCACCTTTGCTACCATGTTCAATATATCCTTTACGAGCCTCTTGAGCCAGTTCCATTAAACCATCGTGATTTAGTTCAAGAACTTCTCTACTCATCAGTGGTATGCTCCAGCACCCACGACGAGCGTTGTATGAATTAGGAATGCGAATCATACCGCTTGTATCGAATGCTACAGCAGGGTCATTACATCCCAGTTCCAACTTCTTATGCCATTGAGCCATAAGATTACGCCCACCTTCTTTGATGCGACGAACCTCTTGTGCTGATGTAGGCATGTAAGTTTCAGATAGGGCTACCCAAATGTGAAAACCTCCACCACTGAACCATACAAAATGTCGAATATCTTCGCTCAATAAAAAACGATGCAGCCTTTTAACCTGTTCGTGCATGTATGAGAACTCTACATCTGCACCTCGTTGTTTGAAATCCTTACAGTCAAAGTCCATAATGAAATGATGAATTACTGGTGTGTCATAATCTACACGGTGATTACGAGGAGGCTTAGTGGCACGATAACCGTAGGCTGTAAAGTATGCATTTCCGCTTCCGTTCTTTCCTTTCCAATATCGCTCTAATTCACTCCAAGACCGTACAATAAATCGACCGCCCTGTGCTCCATTGCTACCGATTTCTAAGACTTCTCGTGGGAAGTCTAAGCGAATGAAGGACATGAAGTTCACTCCTTGTGTGACGGATAGTTTGTTCTAATAGTAGTGAGAATAGTGTCAATAGTTTTGTCAAGTTCACCGCTCGATAATTGAGATGGATGGATAGTAATATGGAAGTCATACACCTTATCAGGTAGTATAGTAAGTGGTTGCTCACTTAATTCCATAAACTCATCCAGCGTTGTTTGTCTCATCGGTCGAGAGGCTACAATAGTGAAAGGACCCGTTGGTAAACCATAGGTGACAGTAAAGCCATCATGGGGTCTTTCTTCTCGTAGTCGCTCTTCAACTTCGTCTATTTTTCTTCTCAATTCTTTTCTTGATTTCATAATTCATCATCTCCAATTTTGTAGTCTCCCATCCAAGCAGGACAGCGTTCCATAAAGTCGCAATAAGCACACTTACGCTCGTTCTTATCGGCTGGAAAATCTCGTTTCAAATGTGCGTCGACAAGAGCCTTTATCCGTTTTTCTACGGTTTTCGGTGCATATCGACCACCGGGTCCTTTGATTGGTTCATAGTCCCACATAGGACCGTCACCACCGTTAATGCCTCCGCCGGGGAATTGCCACCCCCAACCTATCACTGGTAAGTATTCCATGTGAGGACTGTGCTCCAACATCATGCGATAGAACTGCATTTCAGCACGCATTTGAGCAGGCTTGTACTTGCTCCACTTACCAGTCTTTAATTCCATGAGAATGATGCCCATTCGGTCATCATCAGTGAACATTCGGTCAATGTAGCCCTTCATGTGTATAGGTACTTCGGTACCATCAGAAGCAGTCACAGTTCTTGTAGCGTGTATCTCAGTCTCATTACCGACTGGAAACCAGTCTTTGATTTCATCACGAGTACAATTACACAGCCTTTCAAACTGCCACTTGACATAAAGGCGTAGTTGCTCCGGCTCACCGTAGATGTAAGGTTCAGGAGGAGTTGGCAAAGTGTCGATGCATAAGCCGAGTGCTGTGTCTTTATCACCAGCCTCAATCAAGTCGTAGACTTCTTCTACGACTTCTTCCATAGCCTTCCACCAGTATTCTACAGCATCGTGAACATTAGACCCACGAATGTGATAGTCTTGCTCTTCACCACGCAAGCCGAGGATGTTTTGAAAATAATATTGTTGAGGACACCAATCGAATGTGCCAACTGATGACTTAGTGACACGAAGAATCTTATCTTTCATATCAGGGTCCCAAGCGTATGTGCTCTTGTCATAAGACTTGAGTAAGTCCTTGTGTTGATAGCCGTCACGCTCGTTGTTGCCCCCTTCGGGATTAGGATTGAATCTCATTGTTTTTCACCTTTAGATTTCAAATACTCCGTATTGTGAGTGACACATTTATCGTAGCCTTTCATTCTATAATTTTTACAAGGATTACCTTTAGAGTTAGTTGCATTACATTGTTTTTTACTTCCAATAGCCCTTTTCGATTGTCCGTTTCCATTAGCCCTACGAGCCACATCACAAGCAAGATTGAAGTATTTACTTTGAGATAAAATTTCTATAAGATTATAATCGGGAAAACCTTGATTCCATGTTGGGTATTCGGGAGGGTGTATTATTTCATTTACTACTACCTCTCCTTGAAACATAAGTGCGTAGGATATACAACCCGGTAAGGGTACTATTATAATTTCATATCTTGTATCTTCAGTAGAAAACTTTGAAGTATATCCTTTCCTTCTCATACCTTCTAAGTATTCACTTTCCTGTTTTTCTTCTCTATATGCTTCATAGGCTTCTCTCATCTCATCAGGTTTGTGTATTGTAGGGGAATCTTTACTCATTCGACCAACTCCAATAATTTCTCAACATAGACTGCTGCATCCATCAGTTCCTGTTGGAGATGGTTCAACCATTCACGGATAGATAGGACTTCTTCTTCCATCGTCACTCCGTACTTGACCTTACCAACCTCAGCCCGTTGCTGAATCTTCTCACATACTTTGTCTTCTATCTTACTCATTCTTCTTCAACTCCATACAATCGTTTTGCTTTATCATAGATACTTTCATTTGCACTTTCATTTTCTTTCTCTTCTTTTTTAAACCAGTTTTTCAAAAATCCCCATCTCATTCCTCTTCACCTTTCAACCATTTTTGTAATTTAAATTCATGGAGTTCTTTCCTAAGTTTATAATTCTCTTTAAAGACATCTTCTCTTACTAAATTATTCATGGTTATTTGAGTTTTCAGTCGTGCTTTTTCTGCTTTTTCAAAATTAGATACTTGCTTCTCAAGAAAAGCAATACGACCTTCCGCTTCTTCAAATGTCTTAGGCTTCTCTTTACCTTTTATTCGAGCATTACGATGTCTCCATGCTCTATAAAACATTAGACTTGTTAGTTCTTTACGAGCGTCTACTAAGAGTTTGACTAACCATTGTGATTTCGGATGAACATGCTCAAAATCGTTATGCCACTCTATCCATATTTCATTCTTACTTCCATCTCTAAAAGCATATTTTGTAAAGTTTCTACTCTCTACAAAAAGCACCTCTCCTTTGTCAATCATTTTATTTATCCGTTTTTTGCTCATCATTTTATCACCAATATGCTTTAGGTACAACATCTCCTGCTGCTGCTGATATGTCCCATCCTACACTTTCGTAAAGTCGCTTTAGTTTAGATTTAACAAGTACATCAAGCACTTTATCCCAGTCAACAATGTAATTAGCCAACTCTTCTACTTCCCTGAATGCTACGAAGCGAACAGGTACATCTTCACCCTTGATAGTGACATAGTCAGGTACACCGTTTTTGACTCCTTTGACATAGGTCCAAGTGACGCTGTCTCCCTTTCTCCACCTCTCGCCTTCGCAATGCTGATTGTAATACATCGCAGCCTTGGCACCGGGTGTAGGTGAATCGTAAGAGTCAGGGTCCTTTGTTAATCGAGTGGAAGAAACGGCGTGCATCATAGGTACATCGCCATTCTTTACTGAAAGTGATAAGGTTCTGAGAGTTTCAGTGACTTCATTTTCATCTGCACCGTGCCCTATTAAATCCATGGCTGTCTCCTGTACTTGTTTTGTAATCGGTGCTGAACTCGATGCCTTCAATTCATAGCCTGAAACTTTCAATTGACCAGCATCGCTTTCAGGATATACTTTGTAGCCGAAATAACGATTCTTAACTGGAGCAGTGGTCCAGTAATCGAAGTAGGCTTCCAGTTCTACATCCATGTGACTCATGTCTAACTTCTCTTGAGCCGTCTTTGTCAAATGCTCAGCCAAAGCCTCAGCCTCATCAAACGGTACTTGGATGAATGCCGAGTCAGTGTGACCAAAGAGAGACTTGTAGCCCATCTCCTCACTCTCACTCATCAGATGGCGAATAGCCTCACGCCCACGGAATGTAATTGACGATGCAATATCATTGTCAATCCACATACCGTCGACAGCCTTCATCCCACACATACCGTAAAGAGCATTGACTGCAACCTTTGCTGCTGTTTGGAGCATGTTGTAGCCCAACTTTTCTTCTTCTGTCTCAGCCTCACGCATTTTACGCTTGTACTCTCTTCTGAGGTCGAGCATTTCTTCTACGATAGAAGGTAGCAATCCTTTCTTAGTTTGGTCCCAGTGAGTACCGTTGCCAAGACTTTTGATGCCGGGTCCGGGTCCATCACGCTTCGTCTCGTAAGAGAGATTGTCTGAGAGAATGATATTAGGATAGAGTGAAGCGAAGTCCACAAGAGCCACGCCTTCGTGCCTGCCGGGAATTGGGTCAGGTATGTGGGCTGCTTGCATATGTTCACGGTTTTGATTACGAGCACTCGGTGCCTTTTCATCAGTCCTTCGACCTACAAGCCCACGGAAGTATCGTGTCACTTTGTGGGTACTACCCCACGACACACCGCATAATTTCTGCATAGCAACGAAGAACTCGATAGCATGGAGTCTCTCAGCGATGCTGCTTAATAAGGTGGTGTCCCGTAAACAGTAATCTACGAAGTGCTCATAGTAGTCGTACCACCCATTGTGAACAGTCATACCTTCAATTTCGTCAGTCAACTTAGAACCCAGTTCCAATAAACCAGCGATAGTATTCAATTTACGGTTAGGTAATTGCCCACGCCCTGACTTTTGCCATAGTGTTTCAAATCCACTACCGCTCTTCCAGTGTGCTGCTGAGTCCCAACATAGACGACCCTTGATAGGTTGTTGAGTGTCCTTGTAGCCATTTTCTTTGAATGGCTTGCTCACACGACCAAGTGGTGATAATCTGTTAGGGTCATCTAAACGACGCATAAGATGGGGTAAGTCAGCCCACATGATAGCGTGAGCCACGAGAATATCAGGGTCACAGGCTTCCATGTGTTGAATAAATCCCTCATGCATCGCTGCCTCACTACCGTACTCGTGTAGTATGTACCCACCCTCACGCTCAATGAAATTGACTTGCATTGTGTCGATGTCAGGCTTCCAAGCGAATACCACGGGAACATCAGCATGAGTGTCGACAACAGCCATGACTGTAGTGAAATCTTCTTTAGGGTCCCACTCAAGGTCAAAGTACCACACACGAGGATGAAATTCAGGGACTTCATCAGGATAGAAGTGAAGTAAGATTTGGTCGAGATAATTTAAGTCTGCTTCGTAGGTAGGCATTAAGTCCTTGACTTCCCAAAGGTCATTGGGTTTGTCAACTTCTAACTTTATTAAGGGTCGACCGTCACGCCCAGTCGCTTTCTCTTCGTAATGGATAGTAGCATCAGGAATACGATTCTGTAATCTGTTTATCCTCCATGTTGGTGTATTTGATGGAATCCAACAGAATGGTCGCATGTAATCATCATCCTCAGGATGAATTGTGCGAGTCGTAAGTTTCCCATCTTTGTCTCTTGTTCTCAAATACAACGAGGGAGAGCCGAAGGAATCAGACCACTCAGGATAATACCAGTCTACAATCATAGACTCACGCCCGTTGGTCCACTACAATGAGTAAATCATTATCTTGTTCAACAGCGAGAATAGTGTTGGAGCCGAAATGAACTTCCGCATTACCTTCACTTAGCAATCCTATGTTCTCCATCAACCACGGTCCGTAAGTGGACTCAATAGAAGCGTTAGGTCCCACAGGGTCACTTAGAGTCACTGTGTTAAAGAGTCGAGCCTCATGACGCTTACCGGCAGTAATACTCAATTCTCCTTCTTCTGCATTGGCTATGACCTTGAATATCGGACTGGCGTTAAGGATGCCACGCATCTTTGATACAGTCAAAAGGTCAGTAATGTTGACAACACCGCCAATCTCTAACTCAGCGTTGTGCCACTTAGTCCACTGTGAATCTTTACTATCATTGATGAGTCGCTCAATCAATGGTACCTTGCTGTATGATACAATAGCAGTGCTACTTGGGAATTGAACTTTAGTTGTTCCTGCATTGATGTAAAGTGTCTTACCACTTCCTAACTGCTTGAGAGTCACATTGTCACTCTTCGCACTCTTGAGGAACTTACATGCCTTCTCCAATTCGCTAATGTCGATTGTACCTGCCGTTCTAACGATACCCTGTACCTGACGCTCTTTATGAAAATAGTGCGACATGAAAGCAACTGTTGCTGTCATCTTACCATCTATAGCGAAGGTCACTTTTAGGTCACCGACATTCTTACCAAAAGATGACAAAAACTGCAATGCTTGCTTACGGTCTATAGAAACCTCAGTCATCAAATCATCCCCCTGTACTTACGAGGTTTTGAATCAAATCCTATGCTTTCAGTCATTTGCTCATCAAAATCAATTGGTAGTTTACTTTGTAATAGTCCAGTCGTGTCTCCAAACTCAGATAGTTTACTTTGTCTGAGTACATGCTTACCGCAGTGAGCACACGCATTAACCACAGGTTTAGTGGATGGTTTGTCTTGCATGACTTTCTTCCAAAATTTCCACTTCTTAGTCATAATAATCACCTAATGACACACGGCGGGGGAACGACGGGTGAAGGAAATTGCCTGCAAACTCCACCTTGCCTTTGGATTCTCGACTGCCGAGGAATATAGCAGCCTTGGGATGTTAGAGAGAATACGAAGGAACACTTTGTCGTTTTTACTGTGCAAACCCCCATGGTGTGTAAATTAATCATAGTGAGCCATCGTACAGTTCGGGTAGTCCGAACCATTGTGGCTCTTGTCCTGCCTCCGTAATCAGTGTAGTTCTTTTCTGTCCTTGAAGTTTAGCGTTAGTCTTACTCTTGTCGAAGGTGACTTGATACTCGCTTCGTATGACATCTCCAGTTTCATCATCAATAGTGTCTTTACGCTCACAGATTAGGATTTGATAGACGAAGTTATTACTTGCCTTCTCCCAATCAGGTCGCCACTTAGGGTCGCTGTTTTCAGCATTACCCCATGTGTAGTTTGTCAGACGAAGGTGAGTCTCCCAAAAGACTCTAACGCCTGCTTTAACAAGAGCACGACACAAACCAGTTAGTTGATGGAATCGAGTCTTACGAATAGCCCAGTCCCATTGATGACCGACCTTCTTATTCCAGTCGGCTGCTTCAATACCATCTTTAGCGATGTTCAAGTCTACGATTCGCATACAGTTTACACAAACACTGTCCCATAGGTCAACACCAGTGACATGAACACCCCAAAGGCGAGTACCTGTGTATTCAGGGTCACGCTGTTTGTGTGCTATATCAACTGCAAACTGAAATATCGACATGACTCTATCGTGAGTAGCAGGGTAGTCATAAGCAGTTCTATCACCACGATGCATTACCCATGGTTCCCAACATTTGATTCGACCCTCGTGTGAGTGGAATGCTGATTTGTTAGCAGCCCCTCCACCTTCAAAGTCTATAATCCACAATTCTTCATTGCGTTCTTTCGCTGCATCATCCTTAACGAATGCGTCAGTGACTATCGCAGTTTTACCTGTGTTGTCATGACCTGCAATACCCATAAAGATGTGAGTCTGTGGGGTATTGTCCATCATCATTAGTTCTTTCTGTAGTGAAGCAAACGCATCATCATCAGTGCGTTTGTGAGCAGGAGTAGATTCGAGTTTTTCTTCTTCTACCTCTTTTTTCTCAGCCTCTTTTGTTTTACCGAAACCAGCCATTCTTTATCACCTCACTCGAATTGTCCTCGACCAGTGTCTCCACCAGTAGCCCTGCGTCGAATGCGACGAGGGTGAGCAAAGACACCCATTACTTTCAGATTAGGAATGTCGACTCCATCTTTTCTCTTGACTGCTATTCTACCGCAAACCAATACAGTTGAGTTCTCAGCGTATGGAATTTCTTCACCATTTTCAAATGCTACGAAGGGGTTAGTCAAATCATTACAAGCACTACCTATCCAACACATGACTTCACGCAAGTCTTGTTGACTATGCATACTTTGTAGAGCACTGGATGATAGGGACAAAGAATAAGACCTGTTGCCTTCATCATATTCACTTTCACGAGCCTCAGAAGATAATCTGTTGACTGTTCCCTTGGTGAATATCACTGGACCTGACTTGCCTTGCTCACCGTTGATTGTAAACGACCTGCTACCTGATTCAAAGGCTTCTACTAAATCTTCTAATGAAGCGTAATAGCCATGTAATTCAGAATCTACCCACATCTTCATTGGATTGAGTAAAGGTCTAACTGACTCAGATACGAACTCATCAGTGTATGTAATGTTGTCTTTAATACCAAGGTTAGTACTGAGTACATCTTTGAATCCCTCAGGTGCATTGTCGCTTGGGAGTTTTGCTTCTATCCTACAAGGTTCACCTATACGGACTACCATGTTAGCATCTTCACCTTGACAATCAAGTCTCCATAGTTGGATAGCATTGTCATTTGTAAATTCACTTTCAGGAGCACCGAGGAAGAAGTAATTTCTTCCAATCATGCTCATCGCTTTTGCTCGACCTTGTTTTGTTAGTAAACAAATACGCTCACCGTCTGCTAAGAAAGAGTGGTCAGGAATTTCATCTACTGAAAATTCTGTACGCTTTTCACCGTTAGATGTATTCAGCATCCAAACACCATCGCCCTTTGTGAAATGACCTACAAATCCACTGCCTACAGCAGCACCAGCATCGAGTGTGAAATCACGCTTTGCTCTCTTTACAAGTCCACCACGGCGGTCACGGGAGTTTGGTTCGACACCTACAAACATACCAACGAATGGTACACCTGCATAAGCACCGCTACTTCCACCACTGCTCACATTACGGGTTTCTACAAGCATTTGTTCTGCCCAATCTTCAAGCAAATCTTCATCTTCGTTTGAAGCATCTTCACACAAGTATTCTTTGGCTATGTAATCATAGAACTCTTGCTTAACACTGGCTAACTCTTTCTTAGTTCGCTCAGCGTATGCACTAAGTCTTTCCATGACACCGGCGGGAAGCCCTGTGTTTTGGCTTGTTTCTTCTGTTTCTTCTTCATAAACTTCTTCATATTCATCATTCATTTTTTTGCACCTCCTTCTTCAATCGTGCCACAAGGCAGTCAACGAAGGAATAGGAACCGAGCGACCACTCATACATGTGTGGTACCATCTCGCCAAGCACAGCCATCACTGTGAATGTTGTATCAGCATCCATCTCAAAGAAGGATGTAAGGTTTTGATGGAATGAACGCATGACTTGATGAATCGTCATGCCATTGTCCAACATGGAATATAACGATGAACGCATGTTCATCCACTCACCGCCTACTGCTGCGAGGGCTGCCTTTGAGCCACTTGCCTCAGAAATACGAATGTCGAGTATTTTTTGTGGGGTATCTGAATAAGCCCACTTCTGTATTGCTCTTCTCATATCACCACCACAGTGATGCATAAGGTAAAGAGCAGCGTCGTACCATTCATCAGTACGCTTTCTTTCTAATTCAGGGAGAATCTGCATTAAGCGTGAAGCACCATCTTCGGGTGTAATAGGTCCAAATTCATAGGTGGCACATCTGCTTTTGATAGCAGGTCTAATCTTTGTAATGTCATTTGCTGTAAGAACAAACAGCGTATTGTCTGCATTCAACTCTATGACTTGACGCAGTGCATCTTGAGCAGCAGGTGTTAGACCGTCAGCCTCATCCAGTAATATGACTCGACGGTCAGCACCGATTGCTTTCATGGAAGCCCAGTTCTTTAGTTCATGACGAATGAAATCAATACCTCTATCGTCACTGGCATTAGTCATGGTGAAATTCATGGGGTCAAAGAAATCTTTCAACATTTCACGAGCGATTACTTTACCACCAGTAGTCTTACCAGTGCCCGGTGGTCCGTAGAGTAGTACAGCATTTGGGTATTTATCTTTTGAACTCCATTCTAAAGCATCTGATACAAATTCAGGTTGCCCTACAATCTCCAAGAATGTCAATGGTTCAAACATGATTAGACCCCTTTTGATGTTTCTTTAAGTAGTGAACTCTCCAGTCTTTCGATTTCATTGTCATATCTTTCAGCCCATTGAATGAAATTCTCGTAGGTTTTAGGAGCAGGGTTATCATGTACCCACAGGAGAGCACCGAGTCCATCTTGGTCTGCAAATAATTTACGCACCTTGTAAGCGTCATCCATTCGTAGTATGAATGTAATCCATGCAAGAACTTCTTTCTTCGTATCATACACATCTTGAACTTCAAGCCCGACGACCGATAGTGCTTCATTAACAACCTGCTCGGCATATAGTGGTGGTGTCTTTTGCCACCTAACACAAGGTCTAACTCGATAACCTGAGGGTCTATCACTCGCTTTAGATATGTTTACACTGAAACGAATGCCACCTAATATGTAGCCAAGACCGAGCATCATATCTTCATTCAACTTTCCAACCCCCTTTCGATTAAATCAGTTAACTGAGCGACATCACCTATACCTAAATCCGGTCTTGTGTCGATAAAAAGACACTGGTTGATGTAGCCTTCACCGTCGACTGCTAACACAGCAACCTCAATTACCACGCATGAATCTTCATCAACACTTCTAACGCCGACATTCGGGTCCAAGATGTTAGCCACTGGTTCAAAATCATCAAGACCATCAAGAGCCGACAATGTCCAGCGACTCTCATCAATTGAGTGTAGTCGTAAGAAAACACGAGAGCGATGGGGATAGATTGTGAAACCCATGATTTCATCCGGCTCGTAGTGGCTCGATGCTCGCACGAGCCTCACGCACTGAACATCTTCATCATTAAGTCGCAACATAATTTGTTCCCACGCTCCGTGCTCTTGTAGTCTGAAAGATTCAACTTCTTTCGGTAGCCTCGACTCCCATGTTTCAGTTGGATTAGATATAGCGATGCGGTCAATCATCGTCTCGCCTGACCACTCAATGAGATAATCATTTGAGAGAGTTGAACTTATACGCTCACCTGAGCGAGTCCTTGCTTCTCCTTTCCAAGTAAAGTACAACTGACCATTCGGTATAACCACTGCAATGTAATCATCCTCAGGTGGTACAAGTTTCATCCAAGGTCGCCATCGAGCAGGTGATGGGAAAGCACTGTGCTTCCACCACTCTTCAAGTGATTGAATGCTGTTAGGGTCATCGAACATTTTAATCAATGTATCACGAGTCATACTTTGCTTCACCAATCTCGCAGGGAGATTCATTATCATCGACATGATACCGAAGAAAGACCTCTTACTAATCTGAGGTTGAGCCTTCATCAAATATCGCCATACAAGACGAGCCTCGACTTCGTTGAACCTGTAAGCGATGTCTGTGAATGTCATCGACTCAAAGGGAAGGTCGAGTACCTGTTGACATGAGAGAGCACGAGATGCTGACTTATTACTTTCAGACGCAAGAGCATACCATACCTCTTCATCAGGCAACATACTCTTTGCGACATCATAGAACAATGAAAGTTCATGTGCCACTTTTCCAATAGCAGTGCTTGTTGACACTCTCGCTTTGTCAGGGAAGAAAAACTCATAGAAGTACAAGGCTTCTTCTTTTGTAATCAGCCGTTGTAGTTGAGAGCGTTTCTGAGAACCCAACCTCAAGCGTTCATGAATGTCAGCAAGCACTGAGAACTTCATGTATATTCCTCGATGACATCTGTGAAATCATCTTGCCATACGCTCGCTCGTGGTTGAGTACCTACACCAAAAATCTTCATTGTATGGTTTCTCATCTTAACAGCACTTATCTTCATCCCACTTTTCTTAGCGACGAGATAGATACAATCAACCATTAGTCCATGAGGACTTCTTGGTGCAAACCATTTAGGTGATTGTTCTATACGCATCTGCATCATCTTTGCCGAGGCAAACTGTTCAACCGTTAATCCAAGACTGCTTGCTAACTCAAGTGCTCTATCCTCAGAATGTGCCTGAACAGAACGCATCAAAGCATCAGCCTTCTCACTCATAATCAATCCTCATCTCTTTTACTGTAGACTTTGATAACAGCATTCGCTGCATTGAGTGCTTGAAGAAGTGCTTTGTTCTCACGCTCAAGTTGCTGAGTGTACTCTTTATACAATTTCAGACCTATATCTAATTTGGTTTTATCAACAACAGCCTTATCGTTTTTCTTAGTAGTCGGCTTAGGCTTTGCTTTGGGCTTAGGGCTTGCTTTAGGCTTAGGAGCCACAGGTGCTTTGATTCTTTCCCAAATGAAATGAGGACCATTACTCTTTCTCAGTTTACTTAACCTCATGCTAACCGCAGCAGGTGTACGCTTCAACTCTTCAGAAATTTCTGATATTCTTGCCCCGTCATTCCATCTGTCTACCAGTTTTGTATCATCTGCTTCTGTCCATTTTCTTATTTTTCTTTTTGTCATATTTCTACCTCCAATTGTTTGTCCATCTCAGTTTTGATAGCATTCACATCCATGTATGCTGTACTAAGTGGAATGGCTTGCATCTTGAGGAGTGTGTCTCCTGCTCGTGTGGTCATCGTGTGACCGAGTATTTTTTCAAGGGCTGAGTTAAGAGCAGCCTCGTGTTTATCATCATCTTCAATGGACTCGTCTGCGATGAAAGCAGCGATGTCTTTGAGTGCCTTCTCGACTACTGGACCTATAGTATTGGGGTCTGCATCCTCAGGTACGAAGTTGCGGATAGCCATACTGAGTAATCGTCGCATGATTCTTTTCATAGGCAACTTCCTTGGTATGCGTTGCTCAACTTGTGAACAGTTTCGATAACCATGCCCGTGAGTCTTTCCACCAGTGTGCGGTTCAGTCACCAGCATAACAGTGGAGCCAGTCAGTAAGTCCGTCACCATCACCTGTGGGTCGGAATAGTAATCTTCTTCGGCAGTGTGCATAGACTTCTCTCGCTTCTCAATTTGAGACGCAGCAGCCTTGAGTGCCTTAGCCGTACCGTCAGTCCAGTTCATTTCAGATAGTTGTTTCATTGCATCACCTTTTCTGATGTCGCTTTAAGTAGTGAATCTCGATAGTCATTCAAACATTTGAAGTCAGAATCAACAATAGCAATCGGTGAAGCATCTTCAACTGCATGTGGTGTAGAAGTCGCACCAGTCTTACCAGTCTTTTCTTCACCGACGACTCCTGTTAGACTACGCAAAGTCTTGGCACTCATCATACCGTGTCTGCATTTCTGACAGACTACAGTGACAAGTGCGTGACCGCTTGCTACTGGGTTAGGAAAACCCTTCTTACATAATCTACACACAGTGGTCTTAGGTGCATTAGGATATGAGTAGCCTCTCATTTGATTTCACTCCTTTGCTTTGTAATCACTATGTTCCTTCGGTAGTCTGTGGAGCCTACGCTCAATCATGTTGTCAATCAGATTGATGATGTTCGTCACCCCTGAGTCGAAACGCTTCTTACTGTGTTCATCTGTAGCCATCGCTCTTTCTAAGGGCGTGATGTCTACAGCCGACAACAAGTGTTTCAACAATTCGTATTCTACTTCCGGTATGTTTCTTGCTCTATTCATTTTTTATTCCTCCGTTACTACTCCGTCTTTTACTTGATAATTTTTAATTACAATTCCGTGATGTTGCGGTAAAGGTGGCGGTATTGGTAAAGGTTCTCTAAAGACTTCCTTTACTACCTCCACTTCTTTGATTACCTCTTTCGTGTTTCCTTCTTTCATTTCAGCATACCATACTTGAGGTGTATAGAACACATAATAAAACAAAGGAAAAGATACAGAATGAAGTATGGGTAGTAATATCAAAAACATAGCATTAGATTCTCTCATGTCAACATAACAGTAAGTATCTTGACTACTTAAGAAAGAATAACAATCTATTATCATACCATCAAATAACAGTATTAGGTATAGATAAAATATCCATATCTGACAGACAAAGAAACCTGCCAGTGAACGCATTCTTATTTTTCCATAATCAACCATTTTCATTCCTCCTTTCCTTTTTTTGATGTTGCTTTAAATAGTGAAAGAGCCATCGGCACTGTTCCCCATGTCGTATTCATCTGCTCCTCAATCCTCCTTACGAGAGCGTGCCTCTTCTATCGCTTCACATTCTTCGATAGCCTCAATCAGACGAGGCAACATTTCTTTCGCTTGTTGAAGTGTTAGTCTCACACCATGTCTTGTGTGTTGATTCTTTCCATCAGTGGTATTGATGACTCGCAAATCTATCCATGTTTTACCGTAGTAATCTATGTGGGCGAGTCGCACATCACCTTTACCGTCTTTCCATTTACCTTCCATGCTGGCAGTTCGCCACATTGTAATCTCACTCACTATATCTACCTCCTCTTGTTTTCACATTCATGTAGCAATCGTGACAAAGATTGAATGATGGATGTAGTGGTTCGTCTCTCACTAAACATGCTCCGCATACATCATCTGATGGAAACCGACGAGTCCTATTCACTGTCCTTACATTCTTTTCCTTGTTAGAAAAAAATCGCTTCATGAACTTTAACATCACGAATCCTCCAAACATTCTTCACACACCTGTTGTTTATCTTTATCGAAAGCAGTATCTATTATCTCATCAGATGTGTGCTCACTCCCACAACAGTCGCATACAAACAATGAACAGTTAGAGACAGAACAGTTGTCCTTCAAATGTTGTCTGTCGTGTAAATAATGTTCACACCAACATTCACATCTGTCACTTGAATGGTGACCGCAGGTTAGTTCAGGGTCTTGATAATCATCATAAGCACCCCAATCCATACCATCAGGGTAGTTGCTGACCATCACTCCTCCTCTCCTAATGTGTAATCACGAGAGCAGTATGTTCCCCACATCCACGGTGGTACCTTCACACCAGTGTCAGGACATTCGCTACCGACCAGTACACCCAGTTCATCTGTCGATGCCATCTCGTACATTTGTTGCCGTGTCATTGCTTTCAGATAACCGAGGTCATTCTTGTATCGCATGAATAAATCATCACCTGCTAATATGTTGTAGTCATCAGGATTCATGGCGATAACAGTATCACACTCTTGACATGTGACATTAACAGCCCAGTCCTCGATTGTATCTGTTTCACCGTTGTCAAGAAGAATCTCTCGCTCTCCCATAAAAGAAGGCGTACCTTCTTCAAGGTTCATGTCAGCGAGCCTCGTGCCACATTCACATTGCCATGCTGATGCCACTGCTTGTCTTTCTTGTATCTCTTGCATGTATGCTTCTTCAACAGAAAGGGCAGCCTGCGTCACCATTACATCATCATCTTCTACACGAAGGTTGACAGTTTCCATCAGTCGCTTGATGCGTTCATGGTGGTGTATAGAATCGGGATGGTCTACCCTATGGTCAAGCGTTAGTGCATCGTCATCTGTTTTACGATACCTTAGACCAGTTCCTTCGGGTCGCCATATTCCATTGGGTGCCATTTGTCCAAAGTGCTCAAGCATCCATACTTGTAGTTCAGGGGGAAATTCTTCATTCATATCCATTCGTTCATCACATCCTTGTTTGTTGTTTCTATATCGTACAGCATCATGGTGTCACAGCATTTACCTACAAGATAGAAGTGTTTCTCCATGATGATGAAAAGTGAGTCGCTATCAGCAAGTGATTTGTGGCACATAGGACAATTCTCAATGTAATTGTAAGTACCACAGATTACTGCACTAACCCCCTCACGACCGTAGTCACTTGGGAGTTGTAATTGAACATTTCGTAGGTCTATAGTCATACCATTTGATAGAGTCCATAGCCCTTGACTACTGATACTGCTCGCCTTCAACTGCTCGGTGATACACTCGTCATTGTCCGGCAACTACTTCCTCCTCCTGAGTTTCAATGTTGTAATGAGGGAGACGCTCGAAATTCTTTCGGTGCTCATCAATGACGATAGGAGCAGCGTTTCTCATGAGTGTAATCAAATCATTAGGTGATAGATAGTCCTCAGGGTCAACAGTGCCATGCATAACCATTCGGTCACTTTGATTGATTTTTCGCACACCCCACTTAACACTGGTGCTCTCATTCTTTTCAAAGCCGACATGCACTCTATTAGCAAGGAAGCCACCGTTCTCAACATGGGCGTTCATGATGCTTTCAGCAAACGCTTGAGCCTGTGCTTGAGAAGGGAAGCGTAGATTAGTGAGCACAGATTTTACACTCCACTCATCCTCTTCTTTACGACTTAGAATGTAATCGTTGATTTCTTCCTGAGGTACCCAAACGAAGTCAGCAATCTCGTGACCGTAGGATTTACGAGAGCGGGTCTTAGTGTAAACCCATCCATTAGCAACCTCACCTTCTTTACGCTTCTTGCTGTTTGTCTTTTGAACATAGGATGTCATCTCAGCCAACCAACTCCAGTCAGACCATGAGTGAAGAGCAGTCTTACCACGACCTTCCTTAGAGACGATGTTATCTTCACGCTTCAACATACGAAGTAGACTCTTCTTGATGTAGCCAATGACCTCAGACTCAGGTACATTTGCAGCCATACTGCGTCGAACCTCATCCCAACTCACTGTGTCTTTTGGATTGATGTTTCGCTCACTCCATTGGTTAGAGTTCCATCCACCGTATGTGGATTCTCTTGAGTAAGCAGTCATGAAATCATCTCCGTCTCGGACCAATGCCCACATTTTTATCATCGGTGTATCGTGATGTAAACACTGTTTGTCAGCATCTTCTTTCTTTTCTTTCCAAGCACACTCACCTTTGTAAGACTTGATTGTGTAAATCAAACTTGCATCAGTTGATACAGATGCATCGGGGTACTTTTCTTGAAGTAAATCGAGCAGTGGTTTAAGAGCAGGAGAGTGAAGCAAATGCCTTACATCCATAGTGATGTGCTCAGTCGTTCTAAATGAGCACAAAGCACGAGCGGGGTGGTCGAGAGGAATTTCTTCATCGTTCATCCACTGTGTCATAGTACCGTGTGATAGAAAAGAAACCGTGTTTAATGACTCATTGAATACAGGTCTACGAAGTGTGACTTTGAAACCAGTAAATTCATCATGCCCACATGAAGGAGTATTAGGTTTAGGTACTTTACCGAATGCTACCTTTCGTGTCATGATGACTGCTGCTGCTCTTGTGTATGGGTTGACAAGGTCACTCCATGTTAACTGAGCATTAGGTCCAGCCTTCATTAGACTGTAAGCCACGGCTGCATCCATAGCCCAACACATACCGATAGCATTCTTTGTACGACCAACAGCGTGGTCAACGATAATTGGCTCTTCACTGAAATCAAGCGAGTTCTCAACTACACCTGCGTTCAAATAAGCATCCCAATTTTTCCATCCTTTCCATTCTCCACTCATACTATCACCTCACTTATGTCAAAAAGTTCATTGTCAATTGTTTCAGCCTCTCGCTCAACAAAAACATCAACTCCTTCATATTGACTCCAATTCATGATGCAATCATTTACAATTTCTATGATGTCAGACTCAAGTGCTCTTGCCACTGGTCTGTACCAGTCAGTAAGATAAAGGTCCTCCACCCATGGTCTGAGTTGACAAAGAATCAAAGTCGCCTTCTCTTCTTTAGGGATGAGATTTTGGTAGTATGTTAATACATCAGTACGGGGTTGCATTGCTTTCATCTTTTCTTTTCCTGTCAAAGAGATGTATCTTCCCTGTACCATATTACTGGCATTGTGTTGCATGTTGAGTCCGTAGACTGAGCCATCTTCCCTGCGTACAGCAAGGAAAGGACTCTCCGTTGGTACATAATCATCAGTTCCACTACCGCACACTGTAGGTTGATTATAACGGTACATATCTTTCAATTCATTCATTCTTTCTTCATTTGGTTGTTCCATATTTTTTCCTCCTTCTTTTCATTTAATGTTGCTTTAAGTAGTGAAGTCATTCCTCCTCACTTTCTACAGTATGAGCATTACCTGTTGTCAGCACCAACAATCCACTTTCTTTTGTAAACTGTATGAGTGTCTGCACTGCTAAGTTGTCATCATTCATGTCCATTTCTAACGCTGCTCCCTGTGGATGATTGAGTGACTCACCTAAGATAACTAACTGAGTCTTATCTCCATCCTCAAAGTAGTGACGCATTTCCGCTTCGATGTAAAGTAAGTTGCCACTCGCAGGACTTACAGTTGTAGGTTCCTGTTCTTGTAGCCAAGAAGTAAGTGCTGGCGGTGCTTGTAGTTCAAGTGCCAGTCCATACTTACGATTGACTTGAGTAGGTCCTACACCCTGTAGGTGTATTCTGTTCATGTCAAATTCACATCTAACTTGTAGTCTGTTCTTTCCGTATTGTCCATTTGCTTCATTCATTTTTCATTCCTCTTTGGTTGCCTCTTTTCATTGATGTTGCTTTAAGTAGTGAAGTCAACAGTTGTCCTCCTTAAAATCATCAATGAAGTCTAATAGGTTCTTACCCTTGAGTCCACCTTTAGGCACAGGTGGATTCTTTCTTTTCTTTCCATTCTTTTTCTTCTTGGGTTTCTGTGTCGCTTTGTATTCACAAGCAACACACTTGAAAGTCTTACCGTTGATAGTCTCAGGTATGTAGTATCTCTTACAGCCCTTACACTGTATGTCTCCTTTACGAGTCTTGATGTCATTGTTATGAGCATGACACTCCATACACATGCCGTCATCTTGTATGGTCATTGCATTAACCATGTTGTCACAACCGTAGCACACTGACTGACACTCGTAAAGTGAGTCCTCAGCATTGATACGCTCAGGATTACCGCACCGGCATGGAGAATCTCTATTGTCCTCATGTGTCCACTCAGTTGCACCACACTCAAAGCACCCTAAGAGATTGAACTTCTTGGGTATGCTCAAGGAATCTTCTTCTTCAAGAGGGTCATCATCCCAGTAAATCGACTTAGGCTTGGGGATGTAGTCACCTTCATCTGCAAAGTCAATTGAGACTGACGACTTTTTACTTAGTGGAAAAAGTGAATCACCCACAGGGATGTCACAACACTCAGCAACATACTCTTGCTGTGCAAATGTTTCTACAGCATGAGAGCAGTATGCTTGACGGACCCACTTGATTAGAGAGTAGGCATCAGGTTGTGAAGTAGCACCCATGATGTGAGCAAGGATGGACAGTTGTACGCCAGTACGACCGTGACCACCGACACACTGAGTTGATACAGTCTTGATGCCGAGGCGTTGAATATCGTCAACCAAAGCCAACCACCACTCACGACCTACATCTTGAGGTATGTCGAAGTCAGGGAAGTCCATGCTGATGATGTGAGTAGAGCCACCGACAAGATTAGCACAGTTGAATACACTGGGTACCTCGGTACCTTGTACTCTATCCATGACTTGAGACGGACCCATAGCAAGGTTAGGTGCAGGTGACATTCTGTGCCAACCACCGTTTCTGCTGTGACCACCGCCGTGAACTGATACACCCATTGCCTCAAAGACAACAGGATTGCCAGTGTGACAGCCACCCTTAGTTCCAATTTCTTTCATCCAATTACTCATTCTCATTCCTCCTTTTTGTTTCCAATTAAAGCATTGACAAACTCTTCTTTGTCCTCTTGCTTGGAAAGGTATTTGTTCATGACATGTACCATCTCAGGATAGTCTAAGTCATCTGTATTCAGTGAAGCGTATATCTTCTTGAACTCCTCAGGAGTAGGGAAGAACTCTTTCGCTTTGATGAGTGCCACTTGTTGCTTGACCGAGGCACGAGTTTGAACAACTGAGCCGACGAGCCACACATCCAACTTGGTTGGTGTAAGCATGATGTCGATAGCACCGTCTTTGAACAAGTGATGAATCTCTTGTAGTTCAGGTACCTCAGACTCATTGTTAGCAGCCCATGTCATGAATGTAGCACAGGTACTACAAGTCTCAACACCACACATGATGAAGTCTTTACCGTAAGGTGAGTTGTGGCTACCTTTGTCTCCATGTCTGAAACCAACAGGCATTGTCTTTGCTGTTTCCTTCAACACAGATGGTATCTTTTCACCAATGGCGATAGGATTCTTTCGCCAGTATGCATTTGTTTTCTTGAATACGAAGTCGAGTATTTCATCCCAATCATTCTGAGGAGGCTCGGCTTTGAGCATAGCGTCTGTGTCGTTGATTAGTTCAGATGCCATGTAGTATGTCGCTGACATATTCTTGATGTCTTCACGGAGATTGAACCCATGAGTACCAGCATCGAGAGCACGCTTACTCAACCATTTGTTGAAGAGCATACCGTTGTTGTGTACTGTATTCTCAGACTTGTTAGCGATAACAATGAGAGCCTCAAGATTTTCATCAGTTGGTGCGTCGATGAAGTTCTGTATTTGAGATGCAAGTAATGCACCAGTCTGCATCGAAGTAGCCCAAGCGGGACCACCATAGGAGTTGGACCAACCTTTCTCATAGTGCTTGGCAAGGAATGTCATCATCTTCGACATCTGATTGAAGGTCGGAAGTAAGTGACCCACCGCAGCGTAATAGTGGCTACGGTTGGAATCTAAGTGTGGAGTGTCATTGACTTTCTGCCATACATCTGAGCCGATGCAAGCCGTCATTGTAGCAAACAATGAGCCAGTGGCATTAGTCTTGAGTGATTGAGCGTGTCTCATCTCACCAAGACCGAGTGCCATAATTGACTTAGCCAACCATGTAGTAAATACACCAGCAAGATATGCTACTTGCTTAGGCTCACTCAAAGGTAGGCTGACCCACTGATGAAAGAAGGTAGCAAACCAACCTTGTTGTTTAGCCCAGTAATGATTACCTGCATGAATACCAGCGATGAAATCTTCTTTGAATGCCATTGGGTTGTAAGGCTTAGGCTCAAACTGATTGTCATTGTCAAGCACGACCCAACCACTTGATGCTTCAACCCATCGGTCACCAATATTGACTGACTCAGCGATAACATAAGGTACACCAACACCACGACAGTGAGCATAGATGTGAGAAAGACGAGAGCCGTTTGGTTCAACAACCATGTAGCCATCAGGACACTTCTCTTTGGTAATGTTCTCCTCAAGCCAAGCAACTTCTTCAAGACCACTCATCATGATGAAGTCACTAATGACAACTTCACCTTGAGGGACCATACCGATTGTGTCAACGCCTTCGGGTGGCGGTGCAACTGGTGTGTGCTCAGGAGCACCACGAATCTGTGTAAGCCATTCGGAGTCGGCTTTAGACCAATCGAATACACCACGGTTTCTTCTACCATCTTTACCAGTGTCAATATTGAATACAAATTCTAACTCGTGTTCAGCAGGACTGTAGCCGAGTGCTTTCATTGAGATGTTGTCGCTGTGTTTTTCTTCTCGTAGTGGGAAGCCCAGTTGTAAACCATGACCAGCAGTGACACCATCATGGTCAGGACCAAAGACAGCATAGCCTTGAAAATCTCCATGACTGAGAGCAATCACTGCACTGTTCACTGCTTCAATGTAAGGCATGAGCATGAGACAACCTTCGGGGTCTTCTTTCTGCATGATACCTTTCAGTCTTGTAAACTCAAGATGGAGTTGCTTCATGTCATTACACTTGACTGATTCAAGTACGCCGTGTCTTGGATTCAGTGGACATGTTCTCAAGAAGGCAGGGAACTTGGTAATCGTTCCTGCTGATTCAACTTGTAGCATTGTGTCCGTCAATAGCAATGGTATTGCATCCGGTACTTTCCAGTCATGTGGTATGCTGAAAGTCTTGAAGGCTTTTGCATAATTGAATATAGCAAGAGCCTTTTGAGACTTAACCTCATCCAGTCTTTCTTTACTTAGTAATTCATTCATCGTTATTAGTTCCATTTCAATTCCTCAGTTTTGTTGCTTCTTTTATTTGATGTTGCTTTAAGTAGTGAAAGGTTCAGTCTATCGTTTTTCATTCTTCTTCCACTTCCCAGTAAATGTATTCATCAGTAGCGATTACTACTTTCAGTGTTGGATTATTGCATGTGCAATATCTATCTGTGCAATCTATACCACACTTCATGCCGTCACCTCCACGCTTTCATCTCCTAACTCAGACCAATCAAACTCACCATCGGCTTTCCATCGAATGACCCAACTCTTTGGGACATACTTGATGTGCTCTTTGTGTAGTTTGACTCTTTGGCGAAGTCGGTTTGAATCACCATGAGCGGGGCATTCTCCCCACTCCATGTCTCCTTCGTGGTCATCCCACTTTGGAGTTCGCTCGATGAAGTATGGCTCTTGTTCATCACCACACTCCATACAATACCAACTCATCTTAAGTGAATGGTACTGCCTTTTACTCACGCCGTCACCTCCACGCCTTGCCACCAGTCAGGCGGATTGGTGTGTCTGTAATGCACACCGCCTTTACTGTCAACTTTGGACATGTAGTAAGCCCTGTAAGATTGTACTGCGTCTTTACCACTGGCGTGTGTGACTTTGTATCTGTCAACATCACATGGCAGTGTGACGGTTGAATGTTTAGGTCTGAACTCATCAGGCATAGCCAATGCAAATGGTGTGAGTTCACCATCAGGTATCATGTCACTCATCGCTGACATGTGATAGATAGGATTGTGACAAGAATGCACTGTACCGAATCTTGAATACTGTTCATCAAGTAATCCCATCGCATGATGACACAACCAAGTAAAGTTAGAGCGATTCATAGACACCCATTTTGTTGACGGGTGATGCTTGTAGCCACCTTTGTAAGCAGTTCCTGACTTAGTAAGTGGCATCTGCTCATCAGTAGCACCGTGGTTGCGTAATGCTTGAGCCATCATTTGTGCTGACTCAGTAATCATCTTTGGTAATCTAACGCAATCTATCATTGTCGCTGAGACAAACGGGTTCTCATCTAATACGAATATGTTCATCTTCATTCCTCCAGTTCTATCTCCACTTCTTCTGCTTCAAACAAATACTCGTCGTATGGTTCACCGAATAACTTGTGAACTACCCACAACTTCTCTTCTAATTCTTCTTCGCTTTCTGCATCTATCTCACCTACATAGGTGACTCTTACTGTATATCTTTTCTTCATTCTTCTTCACTCTCCGGTCGTAGTTGTTTGTACGGGTCATTGAAAGTATCATGACTCCATTTGAATGTCCGTGCTCTTTCAAGTCCACAGATGATACATGATTGTTGGACAACTACTGTATCACTAACTGGGGCTTCGGTTTCCCCAAGAACCCAATCGTGAACTATACACAAGTTAGTATGTTCACCGTGACGATTTGTGAATTGTTTGAGCAGTGCCATCTCTCTTTGAACTTCCATCGCTTTGATGCGAATTGATTCTTCTGTAATCCTACTCATACAACTCACTCCATCTTGGGTCAGTGTCACCATCTCTTAGCAGTGCATCGTCATACTTCTCAACTATCTCTCGATACTTTGAGAGTACCTCAATTTCTGCTTGTAGTCTCTTGATTTCTTTCTGTGCTTTTCTTAATGCAATTATAGTTCCAGTCATTCCTCTTCCTCTTTTGATGTTGCTTTAAGTAGTGAAGGTTGCCAATAGTTTGCCTTCTTACTTTTCAGTCTCTCAATCTCAGCCTTCAATCGCTTGTTCTCAGCGATGAATTTTTGTAAGTATTCAAGCCTCAGTTGTGCTAATTCCTCAATTGTGAAGGCACTCATTCTTCTTCACCTTCCTCAAAACCGGCTTCAATGAGAGCATTAACATAACAATCCCAATATATTCTTCGTGGGATATTATTTTCTGCGATGTATAACATTTCACGCAACCGCTTGTACGCTTCAAGGATAAGTGGTGCGTCTGCTACGAGTTGTGCAACAGCCTTATCGTGAAGTTGATTCAAAATGTAGTAGTCTCCATTGTTACCTCTTTGGTAGAGTTCCCCGTCAATCACTACCATTCTGCATTTGCTGTCCCATTCGTATTTGTCTGTGTCAATCATTCTTTCCCCTCCAAAACATCAATGGCATGGCATGTCATTTGGCTTGAGAAGGCCAACAATTCAAGGTGATAATCGGGGCCGTCTTCCAAGTCGTTAGGTTGTGTACGGAGAGTTGAGATGGCCCGTTCAATGCGGGCACGCAACCGCTTGACTTCTGCGAGCAGGTCATGGTACGCATTCACGACATCTTGCCAGTCATCGTGTGGTTCTGTGTCAATCATTCAACCGCCTCCCCTAAAGCGTGACTTACGATGAAGTCGGATGATTCTTGAGCGAGTGCAAATGCTTTTGTCAAAGCCGAGTCTTGATTCTTACAAGCGTTGAGCCAGTGTTGAAGGTACGCTATACTGTTTGAATTTTCTTCCATAACCGCATCGGGTCTAAATTCACCACCGAGTCTCACGACGGTAAGCATGGAGCCAAGTTCAGCGATGAGTTCCTCAAAGGCATACTCAGGTGAGCCGAACTTACTGCTCAATGGTCTTTCAACTCTCTTCGGGTGTCCAGTGGAATGAACTGCTTCGTGGAAAGCAGTCATTACTTCGCCCAATGAATCAGTGAAATCTTCGTGCTTAGGTAGTTTGATTGTGTCACCATTGAATCTATAGAACGCTTGATTGCCACCACGCTCAAGTGTCAAGGTCGGTTGACTTTCGACATAGGTATTGAAATTCTTCATCATCTCATGCTCCGGTACAACTTGATGAGAGTCGCTCACGGGAGCCTCGTAGTCTTTACATTGTTCGACGCACCACACTTCATAGAAGCGAGCGACATATCCGTTGCGTACCTCAATCTCTCCTTCGTCATTTGTAATCTCATACTTGTTAGGTTTGAAGAATCGTATGGGAAATCCAGTACCGTTCTTCAAGCCCTCGATAGATAGTCCAGCATCTTTCAGTTGATTGCGTGTAGCGAATCGTAAGTCTGAGAATCCGTGAGCGATACCACTGAACCAAAGTCCTACAAGGTTGCCACCACGGTATGTCTTTTTACTTTTCAAATTAGCAGGCATACTTCCAGTGCCACCTTTCCACGGCTTACGCCACGGTATCTCACCGGACTGAATACCATCAGCGATGGCATTGAACCATCGGTCTTTCATATCCTGCGTTTTGTTTTGCATATATTCCTTCTTCTTTTGTTTGCTCATTTGTGCCAAGTTTTATTCCTCCTTGTTGTTTCTAATAATTGATGTTGCTTTAAGTAGTGAATGGTTCAGTAGTCCATTCTCCAACCTTTCATATTGTACTTCTCAGTCAGTGTGAGTAAGACTCTCTCAGCACTGAATGAATCATAGTGGTCCCAGTAATCTTCCCATCCACTTGATTGATAACCACACAGGACAAAGATAGAATTTGTATGCTCACCGTAAGAGTACAGTTTAATCTCAAACAATACCTGATGGGCAAAGCCACCTATACCATCATCGTCTCCTCTTGTGTCATATGCTGTGAAGCGAATGTCTGTGTCGTGCCTCTTCTTGTTTATTTCCCAACCACATACTTCATCATAACGATTGAACCTCGCAGTTAACATGTGAGGCTTGATGTAATCTAAGAGTGTAAAGAAGTCACTGCTGAACAAAGAGCCAAGTCCTAACTGGTAAGTGTACTGCTCTCCTTTGATAGTGAGACTCCATCTATCTCTATCGTACTTCTCTTCTTCCAAGTCGAAGAATGAGAACTCATCTCTTGCGTCGAAATTTTTCTCAAGCATTTCATTTATCTTTGCTTCAAGTTCTTCTTCCGTACCGTTCTTCGCTTGCATCACTTCGGTAGTACCGCAGTACGCTCGCCTTGTCATTATGCCATGTACCATGTTCACTGCACCTCCACTTCTCTAATCGAAACACACTGGTTGAAATCATCCCATCCAACCGAAGCACACCTATGTTCTTGCATTGATTTCTTCAAAGCACCGAGTTTAATTTGTAGCACTCCGTCAACTACATCGTGTCCGTAGCCCAAGAACCATTCGTGGTCTTCATCTTTGTGGTCAAGAATGTCTTTTGTCATATCATAATCAGCAATCGCCAAATGATATTCAATTAGTTTTAAGAACGCAGTAGCACCCGCATTGATGCTACCATAAACGCCATTCAATGTTGTTCGGTAATCAGTCTCGTGATGTTCCGGTAGTGTTTCTTCAAGTACCCATACTGTTTTCATTATTCATTCCTCCTCATGTAGTGCTTCATGCAACTCTTCTTCCAACCTTGTCAGTTCCATCAAGTCTCGCTTACCATATGAGGTCACTTCCATCTGTTCCTTCATCTGTTTAATCTCGGCTTGTAGTTGCTGAACTCTTGTGCTCTTGAGTGTGGGTTCCACTTCCTCAAACAACCACTCATCAATATCCCTTGCTAATCGGTTAGGCATATCTGCTACGCTGTGGTTCATTCCATCTTCTGTCGTTACTTCTATTCTCCATGCAATAATTCTCATTGGTTTTCACCATCCTTTTAATTTGATGTTGCTTTAAGTAGTGAAAGGTTCAGTCAATCATTCAGAACTTTTCTCATGTGGCTAACATCTATCCCTTGAACTTGAAGCCAGTCTAACACGAAGTCCGTGAGGGTATAGGTGCCATCGTAGTCCACGAGTTCATTGTCCTCACTTACCCACAGTCCACCTGCACAGTACCATTCTTCTGTACCTGTTTCGTAAAACTCAAACGAGCCACGCCTTGTCTCAGGGTCGTACTCCATGTTCACTTCAAGTGTGACATCATCTTCATCGTCAAGAGTGCCAAAAGAATTTGATAGTGCGACGCTCCGCATCACCTCAAAGGTTTCTTTGATTCTCATTCTTCCTCACGCTCCTTAAACTCAGGTAGTTGAATCTCTAATCTCGTACCGAAGTCATGCACTATAAGTTTGAACGAGTCAACTATGTCTAAGTGATTCTCGATACAGAAATCCACCCATGCAATTTCTATTCTTTCTTTCAAAAATTCTTTCGCCTTTATCTCTATGTCTTTCATTCTTCATTCCTCCTCGCTGTATCGCTCGATTGCTCTTTTCAATTTCTCGATGTCCACGCAACTGCTCCCCCACCTGTTGTTGCATTGGTCTGCCAACTCAAGTAGTAATTCGTGGTCACAAGAGTGAACTGCATCAATGAAATTTCTATCCAAAGCCCCGTAGCCTATCATGTGCATCATTACTTCATACATTTCTTCGCTTATCATATTCATAACCACCTTTGATTGATTGCGTAGCCGTCACCATAGAGAACATAGGATAAGTTATAGATGAGGTCGAAGCCCATGTCCATTCCACACCCTTCTCTTTTGATGCCATCATATCTATCGCTAACTTTAGAACCCAATGCCTTCGCTACAATGTAAGTGTAGTTGAGAGGGTAGTTGTCTTTGATATGACGCACCCCTATGTGTCTTGTCATACCCGACTTCGACACATGCTGTAGTTGTGTCCATAGTGTATCGCCTTCTTTGATTTCTTCTCTTAGTTGTTCTATTGCTTGTTCTTTGTTCATTGTTCTTCGCCTCCAAAATCAATCTGTTTGACAGCGTGGGCAAACTACTTCCGCATCTTCTTCTCTCATCGTGAACTTCCAATTGGCACACGCCTCACAATAAATGTCTTTACATACATAACAAACTGATTCATCCACGCTATGTGAAATTGTGGTATCACAATATACACAATCTTCGCCTCTAATTTCCCATTGAATAATTCGCATCGGGCTGTCAATGTCGTCTTTATCAGCCCAATCAAGTGTCCAAATTCTGTCATCCTCTTTGAGAATACATTCAAAGATTTCATATTCACCGCACTCATCAACAAGTTCTTCCAAAAATTCTTCCTCATCAACGCCTTCTTCATTCGGGAACACTCTTTCATAAGCCTCTCGCCATTCGGGAATAGCAAGAAACTCATTCAATTGTAGTTCCCATTCTTGTACTTGTTCTATTTTATCTATATCTCTTTTCATTACCATATTTATTCCTCCTCGCCTCTAATTTCCCATTGTCGAATGTAGAAGAATAGACCTTCGATATAATCAACAGACCAAAGTCGACTATCTGCTTTTAGAATTGCTTCTATTTCATCCATGTCACTATCTATGTGGTCGAGTATATCGTCGTCGTCGTCGCCCATGTATTCAGGATGACGCTTTTGAAAAGCCTCATACCCTCCTTCAAATTCGACAAGGAACTCGTATATACTCGCTACTTGTATTTCATTTGTTATTTCATATTTTTCTGTTATCAGTGCCATTCTGTTTCACCATTCCTTTTCATTGATGTCGCTTTAAGTAGTGAAAGATTCAGTCTATCGGTTTTCATTTTACTCACACCATCCGTTGTACTGCGAGCCATCTATGTCACATAGTTCACAGATTCTAATGTCCTGATGTGCCTCGTGGTCACACCCCGATAAGCCTACGCTCTCATCATACTCACCGCACATGTCACATCTTTTATTTGAAAATTCAAATCGTATTGTGATGTACTTGTCAGTCACATATTCATCTATCATCCAAACACTGTGTCCAAATAACTTCATGCACACTCTTGTCATTTCTTTATTCAATTCTATCTCATTCATTCTATCATCTCCATAGTGAGTATGTTCCGTCTCCGTTGTCAGCGTAAGAAGTGAAGCCCCCTTCACCCATCGCAGTTTGAAGTTCAGCCCTGCGTTCTGCTTCTTTCTGTCTGTCCTTTTTGTATTGCTCGGAAGCATAGTATTCTTCTTCTTCCTTCGCCCACTTTTCTTTTTCGTAAGTGTCGGCTGTTTTGTTGACAGCCTTGAAGTTGTCAAGGTTGAACGCATCTTCTGTGTAGCCAGTGAGAATGTGAACCTCATGTATGTAGCCACCTTCATACCCACAGTCATTCCATTTGAAATGTAAGTCACGCCATCGTGGTGACGATTGCTTGAACAGTGTAGGTAAGTCGTCAATCATCGCTTTCCATCGAGGGAGTTGTTGCTGTGCTTCTTTCTGCTTCCTTCCACCAAACTCAGTGGAAGTGATTGGCACTTTTTGGTTGGTTTCCCAGTCGTAATGCATGGAAGCCCACTGATAATAAAACTCACCTTCACGAAACATGTCAATCAATTCCCTTACCTCTTTGCTTTCAAGTACACTTTGCCACATGCAACCTTCGGCATACGATGGCTCGACAAGATACTCATCGCCTGCATGATTCCAACTGTAAGCATCCTCACTGTGTAGCATGTTGGTAATCAACTCAGCCAGTTGTTCACACATAACATTCTTATCGGTGAACAAGAAACGGTTGTGCGTTGTCATTTGGCTACCATCCTCAACAAAGTTTTTTATCTTCTTCTTGTTATATATCATTACAGTCATTCTTCTTCTCTCCTTTTGTTTGGTGTGTTTCCTTTCATACATTCTATACATCTTCTAAAGCCTGCTCGTGTTAAATTCTCACAGCCTCTTTGATGACAGGTGAGTGTTGAGAATCTCAAGCACTCACCCCCATACTCTTGAGCATGTCGGCTGGCATTTCACCAGCGTCAACCATTGCTTTGAGTAATGCTTTGGCAATGCCATCACGCTTGCCTACTTCTCCACCGTCGAGGATAGCGGAGACAGTGGCTCGCTTCTCTTCGACAACAGCATTGAACTTCTCATCAATGGTACCGGCAACGGACAAGTACACAGCGTGAACAGTCTCAGCATCTTGTCCGATACGGTTGACTCTATCTTCTGCTTGCTCTTCCCAACCGGACACCCACTCACGCTCAACAAACAGTACAGTGTCAGCCTCAGTCAAGGTCAGTCCTTCTTTGGCTGAGACAGTTGAACATATGAGGAACTTGATTTCTCCTGCTTGGAAACGCTCGACAATTGCCTGTCTCTTTTCAGCAGGTACTTCACCATTGATGAAGTCCATCGTCAGTGTACCGAAGGTGGCTCGCTCATCCTTTGTTAGTTTGGAATGAACTTGAATCAAAGCATTACTCACCATCTCTTGAACATCCCTGTGATGTGTAAAGATGATGAGTGGCTTGCCAGTGGTGGTGTGGTAATCAATACCCCATCGTGCAGTGGCTCCAGTTTTCATTCGACCAGCGTGGTGACGCAGTTCAGTCAGCATGTTGAGAACGAAACCAGCAGGGAGTGAGCCACTTGCTTTGTGCATTTCATATTGAGTGTGCCACATTCTTGCCATGTCACGATACTCTTTCATCTCTTTGCTCGTAGGGTGGACATCAACAATCTGTCGAATCTTGTCCGGCAGTTCAGCCATGACTTCTTTCTTGAGTCTACGAATACCAATGGTACGAGTACGCTCATGCAACTCAGCCTCATTGGATGAGCCAGTGAAATCCCAACCCCAACCATTGTGGTAGGCATCACAGTATCTTTGTGCATAGTTGAAGAAAGATGGGAACTCAGCAGGTCGAAGTAGGTTCAGTGTAGTGAAGAACTCATTGGGTCTGTTTGTAATGGCAGTGCCGGATAAAGCAAGGACACTCTTTGAGTTCTTAGCAACATCAAGACTGGCTTGTGTACGCTGAGCCTTGTAGTTCTTGAGGTAGTGTGACTCATCGAAGATGACTGTATTGAAACCTCGGTCAAGTAAAGCAGGTGCTTGTTTGCTCATGAGGTCATAGTTGATGATGACAATATCAGTGTCAGGTATCTCATCTTTACCAGTTCTGATGACATCACTGGTGAGGTTAGTGAGCCATGTCTGTGCTTCTTTGAGCCAGTTGAACTTGACATTGGCAGGACAAACAATCAGTGTAGGGTGATGTTCAGGGTGTAAAGATGTGTAAGCAAGTGCTTGGATAGTTTTACCCACACCCATGTCATCGCCAATCAATGCTTTACCGTTAGCCAGTTCACAGAAACGGACACCGACATACTGAAACGGATAGAGTTCACGACCTTCGGGGAATACCTCAGCCAATCTCTCACGCATGTCGTCAATGGTTGAGTCGTCGTTGAGTTCTGACGCACTGCTGATAGCAATTCTTTCAGCCGTGTTCTCAATGATGTTGTTGAGTTGAGGCAGGGATGCAATGGCATCAGCCAGTGGTTGATACACACCGTCAAGTCTACCCTTGAGGAAAGATGCTTGGGCTACTGGTACAGTCCAAACCTTACGCTGACCGTTCCATTTACGACCCATGATTCCTTTGACGATTGCCATTACTCTCGCACGCAAGTCGTCGTCTTGAAGCCAACCCCACTTGAGTACAAGGGAGTCACCTTCAATGGATGCCTCGACTGATGAAGAAGTATTGTTGGTTGTAGGTGCTGAACATTGAGCCTTCAATGGTAGCAGTTGGTCTGTGTAGTAGCCTTGACTTTCAAACATCTGACACGCTGTATCAATGAGGGCACTGTCCATCTTGAGTGACCACGCTTTGTATTCCGGTTTCCAAATACACCTACCTTGTCCGACAAGAGTTGACTTGATAGCACTGATGAGTTGTTCATCGTAGGAGAACCTCATGAGAATACGATTGGATTTCTTCGGGTAGCGTTTGTGAACATCGTTCCGACCATACCAAACATCCTCATAGACTTCACACTTGATGGTGCGAGCCAACCTTCTTGATTGCTCGACTCTCTCTTTGGCATCTTTCATGTCCGTGACAAATGAGTTGTAAAGTTCTTGCACATCAGGAACAGCATCCAGTCTGCCGTGTGCAGTGTGACCGAACAGTTGCTGAACCAGTGCATCGAAGTCAGACATGTCAACCTCAACCTCTTCTTCCACGAACCTCTTTGCCGACCATTGAACTTGCTTCTTGAGTTCATTGACCAGTGCATAGTATGATGCTGACTCCTTACCTTGCTTGGCAAGAGTGTCAAGGAAAGCATCACCATCGGATGCCTTCAAGCCAATCTGTTCCAAGAGGAATGGCAGTTGAGTGTTCCTGTATGTTCTCAGGCGACGGGATGCTTCTTCGTATTCCATCTCGGTGAGTTCAGCACTCAAGCGTTGGAAGAATGGACCGTCGCTCGCATTAGGTCCGATGTCATCTCTAATTCCTGCCACATGGACATCCAAGAAGTTGTCCAGCAGTGTTCTCATTTGTTGCTTGCTAATTATATCTTCAATCATAGTATTCCCTTCATTTGTTTTAGATGTCTCTTTAAGTAGTGAACTCATCCCTCTCACCTTTGCCATAGTATTCCCTCGTGAACATGACCACATTCTAAACAGGTTGTCCTGCCGAACAGTACCGAGCCAGTGGAATCGTGCCACTGCTCTTTAGTAAGTTCCCCCTTACATACATTCCAAGGCACACCTGAGCCAAGGACTCCAGTCTTTCTCCCGCATATCATTGAGCATCACCTTGCCTTCGCTTGTCATTTCGTACTGAAACAAGTGCCAAGATATGATTCATGTCACGAGAACATGTTTCCATGACGCTTAGTTGGTGCTTAGTCAAGAGCAAGTGTCCGAGGTCTTGTCTGAGTAGCATGTAGTTGGTAAGTTCCACAAGGTCAGCCGTGTAAGTTCCTGTTCTTCTCATGGTGTCACGGTTGTATGAGATGAGCGTGTACTGTTTGTTCTTTATCTCGTTGTACTGTTTGCCTGTGATTAAGTTCGCCATCTTAGTTCACCACCGGACATCTGCTCATGTGCCACGCCACTACTGGCTGGAACTGGGAAACAAAACCACACTCACATTCTGTGTGAACAATTCCGGTAGGGTTCTCAATGCTCAAGGGCTTGGGCACGGAGAAAGCCCAACATGGAATTGGGGTTCCGTCGTCTGTATAGTCTTGGGTACATTCTGATTGGTTGCAGTTCTCACAAATCATCGAGGTAGAACTGTGATGTTGCTTTAAGTAGTGAAGCCTAAAAAACGGTGGACTGAAAGGTAGTAAAGGTAGTCTCGGTTGTAGTATATACTATTACAACAGTTGTATAGATTTAGCACCCCCCCTTACTTTTTATTGTAATAGATATATGTAATAAATAATAATAACTATACAACCTATACAACAGGTTCCCTACTACGCTCGATGCCTATATGTATATACGCATAGGATATGTAAGATACGCCAGTGTTATTGAGAAGGGCATGGCGAAACGCCGTACTGCGTGGCGTTAGTTTAAGTTGGGTGGTACAGGGTGGTCGCATCGCTTCCTCGCAGTACACTTTTTTTTCTAAAGTGTAGGTAAAATAGTTGACCCCATCCATATGGTTGGAGAGACAACGCAGGGGAATCGTGTCCCCCGCCGAGCGAAGCGAAGGCGGGTAAAGGCGACGACTGTCGCCTCTCCGAGCGAAGCGAGGTCGGTGCTCCGCACCTGCGTAGCAACCCAAAATCGCAATAAAAAAAGGGGCACCCCGCCTAAGCAGGATGCCCCAAAGGGTCGGGGGGGTGCCTCGTCACCCCCCCTTATGTTCGTTCATTCGTTCCTAAGAATATATGGCTTGCAGTATTGCGTTTACCCGACTCAAGCGAGGTTCCTCATGCCTTTGCTATGTAGGTATTCGATTGATGTTGCTTTGGTCTTGCATTGTGATGCACTGGCACCCATGGTTTTCGCCATGGACTTGGCTTCGCTTGCTGTAAGCGTGATTGTAGGTGCTTGAGTGGACTTAGGCGACTTGACCTTTTGCTCGACTGGTTGACCGTTCTTGAACAGCACAACTTGAGCCTTGAGTTTCGCTCGCTCCTCGCTTGCGACATCTTGGTCCTCGATTGAGTTTGCATCTTTCCAGTCCTCAGCGAATACTTCACGGACACCGAAAGCGATTGCGTCGGACTTGCTCGCAAAGGTGCGACCTTTCAAGCCCTCGACTGTCCACACATCAGCACCGTCTTGAGATGCTTTGAACTCAGCCATTGCTTGACGCTTAGGTGTGTCGTGTCGTGGTCCTGCTGTAGCAAGTGCGGTAATCAAGTTCTTACCGTTGCGGTTGGTCTGTATCAATGCCAGTACGCCAGCACCTGCTCCGTTGATTGCTGGTTTGTCGTTGGTGAAGAACTGGGAAAGTTGTCCGTGTGGCTTTCCAGTGCTTGCATTTCGGCAGTAGTCCAGTGCGTCGTTTATCCAGTCGATGACCTGTGCTCTTGTGTATGTTCGTGCTTCGGTGACATATGGCTTGTCAAACAAAGGTGCTCCGTGGTCTAAGTTCGCCTCAACTGTGATTGTCTTACGCTTGGAGCGTAGGAAACTCACGATTTCCGGTACCAGTTCATTCATGTTTTCGGGGTATGTGTTCTTACTCATGTATATCTCTCCTGTGGCTTTTCGCCAAGTCACACTATGATGTTGCTTTAAGTAGTGAATGTCCTCAGTACAACGGTTTCAAGTCCGATTGCTACGCCGGTGTGCTACGGGGCTAAGGAGGGTGGCATAAGCCACCCATATGGGTGGGGGTCAAACGGGCAGAAGGGGTTTGGGCTTCATGCTCCATTGGGAGCCTCACGCTCCCCTATCTCAGCGTAGCAGGGCGTGGCGTAGCAAAACGCTCCACTGATGTTGGCTTATATACGGGGGAGCATAATGCTGTGAAGCACCACGCTCCACCGCCCCGTACTTAAAGCAACACTGCTCAGCATTACGCTCCGGTGAAATGCACCAAGGAGCGAGACGCTCCCTTCGGGAGCGTTCCGCTCCGCTTTGCTACGGCACTCCCTCGTACCAAGCCCGCAGTTGCTTGCTACGACCAACAGGGTGTAGTCTATAGAACGCTGTACTGAAGTCTTGCTACGCAGGAACCTTAGCCGGAGCCTTATGCTACGCTCCCTTGCTACGCTCCTTATAGTCACGCACACCGCTCCAAAAAATTTTGAAAAAAATGGCAATTCTACCTATTTCGCTACCTAACTTCTGCGAAGCCTTCAAGATGAGGAGCCTTTTACAGCCTTTCATGGCAGGTGCGTTTAACATTG